GAACCGTGGCGCGTGGGCTGTTGGGAGTTTATCCCTTCAACTGCTCCAACTTCAGGCGGGCTGCCACAATCGTGTGGTGCTCGCCAGCCGGGGCAGTTGCTTCAATGACGGGCTCGGGTGCTGCGCCCAACTTGGCGCGCACTGCGTCGAGCAGCGCCGTCTGATCAGCGTCAAGAGTGTTGCCAGCCTTGACGGCTTCAAGAGTTTCAAGGAGTGCGTCGCCGTCCACGCCGATCTTGGCGGGAGCGATCTTGCGCACGGCGCTGAGTCCGAGCGTTGCAGGGTAGGCGGGGGTGTGCCCCGATAGGATTGAAACCTCAAGAAGTCCGACCTCAGTCAGCGTGCGGCTGCCGTCTTCGTGCCACTGCTGCCCGCCCTTGGGGACGGTGAAGCCGAAGCTCTGCCCCATTGCCTTGGCTTCGTGCTGCAGCTTGCTGATGATTGCGGCGGCGTCTGGATCGGCTGGGTCAAGGCGAGCCTCAACCTTCAAGCCGACCTCATCCTCAGTCAACTGAAGGCGCCCGCTCGCGGTGGTTGCCAGCATGCGGCTCTCATCATGACCATGCAAGAATCGGATCACCCGACGCCCCTGCTCTGCCTGCTTGATGGCACGGGCGAAGGCACCCTTGGCGATTCGCTCGATGAAGGGCAGGCCCTCAGAGTTGGAGTTGAAGACGGCGGCGTATCCCGTGAAGGTCTTCTGTCCATCTTCGCCTTCGGTGACGGTGAAGTCGCCGAGCGGCAGTGCGCGTGTTTCGTGCTCTCGTGCCATTGAGTTCTCCTCAAGCTGCGTTGTGTTGTTGATACTATCCGCCCAAGCCAGCACGCGATCCGCGCCGTTTGTGTCTACGGGATTGACGCCCCAGAGTAGGGCGGCAACGGCTCCGGGGCCCGGGAAGTTTTCGTCTTCTGGGTCGCTGTTCTGCGGTACGCCTTCCCAGTCGCCACGGTGTCGGCGAATCCACGCCGCCATGCGAACGACCTTCTCGTCATCCACTCGCCCGTCGGCAAGTTGGCGCGCTTCTCGGATTGTGGCTGGCTGCAAGCCGTCGCCGCCGAGCCCGCCTTCGTAGGCTTCGAGTCCAGCCTTCGCTGCAGCTGCGACGTAGTTCGGCACGTTGACAATGGCGCGCTCTTCGTCCGTGATGAACTGCTCTGGCGTGTAGGCTTCAATCCCCAAGCCCTGCGCCATCTCGCGCACGGCTGGGTCGTTGTCGATTGCGTATTCAATCTCTGAGCCGTACTGCTCCTTCAGCAGTCCGTACTTGTACTCTTTGAAGGCGAGCCCGGTGGCGAAGGCGCTGCCCTCAAAGTCGTTCAGGTGAATTTCCTCAACGCCAGCAACGCCGTACTCTTGCAGCCACGCGCGTGTCTCAGTCAGGCGGTCAACCTTGCGCGCGCTGACGATGATGACCTGCGCGTCGCCGCTCATGACCTTCTCGTTCAGTGCGTCAATCAGTGGCTGGTTCGGCTGCTCATTGTCCAGCACCAGCGTGCCGTCTAGGTCAACGATGACGTAGCTCACGCCTGCGGCTCCTCACCTACGGTGCCGATGTTGAGCGGCTGGCGGAAGGCGTCACCATCAGGGCCCACTGGCGGGCGATCCTCAAGGGTGCGCACTTCGTTCAGGCTGAGGAAGCCGTTGTTGAGTGCCACGGCGTAGGCGTCGAATCGCTCCTTCGTCAACGGTCGCAGCATGCTGTCAACGTTGAACTTGATGAAGGTGGTGTCGCCAACGATGAGCCGCTGGAAGCCTGCTTCTAGCCGAGCGATCAGGCTGCCGAGTCCCAAGGTCAACCACTCTCGTGAGATGATCTCCAGACTATTGAAGCTGGAGTTGCCGCCAGGCAGCTGGAGAAGATGCAGGGGTACGCCGTAGAGTCGAGCGATCGCCTGCGTGCCTGCTTCCATGTTCTCAACGATTGCCAAGTCTGACGGGTTGAAGCCCATGCTCTTGAAGTCGGCGCCGCCCGTGAGTACTGCAACCTTGTGCATGTTGCGAAGCCCTTCGTGACGTCGTCCGAACGATGCGCGCAGGCTCTCTGCCTGATCGGCAGTGAGCTCTCCCGGGACTGTCACCAGTCCAGAAACTGAGGCTCCTTGAGCAAAGAACTGAGCCGCGTATTCTGTCGTCGCCTTGGCAAGTCCGAGCGTTGTCTTGTGATGCTCAACTGGTGAGAGCCCGCGCAAGTCTTCGCCGACTCCGAAGAGCGTGATGTGCACGATGTCGTCAGCGGTCAAGTCAACGGCGCCCGCCGTCGTCTTGACGCGGTAGATTGGCGCACCGTTTTCGTTGCGCAGGATCGTGACCTTGCGTGGATCAAGCAGGCGGATCTCAACGATCTCAGCACCATCACGCAGCACCATGAGGAAAGCGTTGCCGTCAATCATCAAGCTGCTGACGGTTCGGTGCATCAGGTCGAATCGGGTGTAGTTCGGATTGTTCGGCACTGGATTGTCCAGCCAGCGCGGGCGTGTCACGGGGCGACGTACGCCACGGTCACGGATGAAGACGCCGACGGGCATGGTTGCAACGGTGTCGGCGTAGAGTTTCACGGCGGCGTACAAGGCCCCGATTGTGGTGGCGTTCTTCTCGTTGAGACTGGTGCCTGCGGCGTCGACTTCAACGTTCCACATGCCGCCGACGGCTCGCTCTTCGCTCTGACGTCCAAGAAGACGGTCAACGATTCCCATGTGACTCCTTACAACTCAATGAACGCGACTGATGCGCGCGGCTTCTCCGCAGGTGTTGCGCCTAGCGTAGCAGCACGCCCCCACGCCATAATGGCTGCCACGCACAAGTCAATCTTCTTCCCTGAGTCCTTGCCCTTGCGCACCTGCACACCGTAGCGCGTAGTGTACGGCGTGGCTTGGCTGACGTGCCGGGCGATGCGTGGATCACCGTCATGCTTGAGCCGTCCGTTCACCACGGCATCGTAGAAGGCGGCGGTTGCTGGGGTCATACGCGCTGGGCTCTGGGGATGCTCAACGACGGGAAGGCCCGCCTGCTGCCAGCGCTCCATGACGGACTGCCACCTGAACGGGTCGCAGTTGATCTCGCGCACGGCGTACGTCTTGCAGAGTTCTTCCATCCGCATCTCGACCTCCTCAACGGGGACGCGCCAACTGAGGTCGTCGATCGGACGCTCCCAGAGTCCGAGCACGAACACGGCGGAGTCCGTGGTGCGCACGCCGACGATCGCGGTGCTGTCGTTGCTGAAGGAGCCGTCGAATCCGATCACCAGCGGGTCACCATCTTGCAGCTGCAGGCTGGTATCGGCGCAGGCGTCCCACGTCCCAGCGGGTAAGAACGCCTGCCCCGAAGCGGCGAACTGGTTGAGACGCTTCGTCCGAAACTCCGCCTCAGGCGTGCGCATCTTCGCTGACGTCAAGTCTTCAAGGCTCAGGAGCGGCGGCGTTGAGAGCAGTCCGGGGTTGGCTTGCGCCCACTTCTCAGGGTTCGTGTAGGCGTCGTCGTCGGCTTCGTACCACGCCATCCCAAGCGTCGGGTCGTCATGCTCGCCCGTGATGCGACGGCGTGCCAACTGGTAGAGCGTGTAGGCAATGGAGTCCATGCCCGTCTGATCCGTGCGCTGCCCAGCCGTGGTGATCGCCAAGAAGAGCGGGCTGCGTCGGGCGCCCATCGAGAGTGAGAGCACGTCGAACAAGTCACGATTGGGCCATGCCGCCAACTCATCCGCCAGCACTAGCGTGGCGCTGAGTCCTTCTTTCGTGTACGCCTCAGACGACAACGCGCGCCAGATGGTGCCCGTGGGCTTGAACTCCAGCGTGTCCCTGAACACCTTGATCTGTTCAGCCAGCATGGGGCTCATCTCGACTGCGCGCTTGGCGTGCGCCATGACCAGCTTCGCCTGATCACGGTCAGCGGCAGCCGAATAGATTTCACCACCCTGATCGCCGAAGAGTCCCAGCGCCAGCGGCACGGTTGAGAGCAGCGCGGTCTTCCCGTTCTTGCGGGCTGCGCCCACCATGAAGAAGCGGTGCGTGTAGGTGCCGTCTGCCTTGCGTGCTAGGGCATGGCGCAGCAGGTTGCGCTGCCATGGGCGGAAGGTGATCGGCTCGCCTGAGAGCCCGCCGATGGAGTCCTTGGCGATGGGCACCAGCGCCTCACCGAAGTCAGCCACCTGATCGCCCTGCGAGCGGTCAAGGTCAGCCTGCGCAGTAGGCGTCAGCCAGCGCGGGGGCCAGTCGGGAGTGCTGCGAACTTCTCGCGAAACTCCTCCAGCAGAGTCCTTGCCTGCACCATTGCGATCCCGAGCCTTGCGCGGTCGCTTGGCGTCAGCCCCAGTGAGCTCATCCATTTGTAGATTCTCTCCTCCGTTGCGGTGCGCATCCCCCAAGCCGGGTGAGCGTAGGCGTAGCCTTTGTCCGTGTAGAGTACTACGCCGTCGACCTCCAGCCGCGCAGTGAGCATCGCCAGCATCTGCTCATCCTTGCAGAGCATCGTCAACGCTTCGCGGTCGGACTCAGCCAACCAGTCGCACGCCGACGTGATCCGAAGCCAGACGCCCTGACCGATCGGGTCAAGCCCCTCAGGCAGCTTCAGATTATCGAGCGGCGCCACGCCAGCGCCCTGCTTCACGGGCATGCGTGAAGGCTGCAGCGTGCCGCGCTTCTTCTTGATTTCGTTCGGAATCGCCTTGCGCCCCATCGCCATCAAAACCCCCCGGGGTCAGATTTGCATGTGCACACACGCGGC